TGCCTTTTCGGCTCGTTTGCTAATTGCGCGTTTCCTGTACCACTCAAGTTTCCATAGTAAATCAATAAAGAAGGAATAAACAACATAACGCCATGGAGTATAAACAAGATGAGACACGCCCTCTTCTACTGAATCGTAAAAAGACTTCCTGCAATCATATTCAATACATGCTATTATTTCCTTGCCCTCTTTGTTGGTTCCTGCCTGTCCAACAATCCCTGAATTACCGTCTGCCGGTTTCTTTATCTTCACGCCACAAGAGCTACAAAACAGAGCTGCCATTATTCCCACCATTCTTGTTCTTGCTGCTGTTCCATTCGGTCACATTCTTCCTTCTCGAGTTGATCCATTTCGTAGTTTGCCCTTGCTGCTGTGCCCATTGGCGGCACGTACTCCGGATCGGCGTGTAAGTAGTGCTGTGCTTTCATAAACGAGTACAAAGCAGCGTCGCAAGCGTCGTTGGCAAAGCGATCATCTTCGACCTTTTTGTTTGTGCTGTTTTTGTTTGTGTTTTTGGAATTAAGTCTCTTCTCGTCCCACTGCAATATTTTCATCTCGTTATGAACATAGCCGTTTCTTATTACAAACACCCTGCGGTCAGCAAACCCACTATTAACCATGGCTATATTACCGGCCTTGTCTGCCTTTTGCGCTGGTTCTAAGGGTATTCCGTGCCGTTGGGTTATCTCTGCTGCAATAGCCTTACCCAACGCTCCGGTGTCAGCTACGGACGCTACAGGTTTGTATCTGTCAATCATGCGCTGCATTGTTCCGGCCCAGTCGCTAATCGGCTTGTTATTATATTTTACAGTTTCAACCTCGTACAATGTAGGCAGGTCTTCGGAAAACGCCCAAACAGTGCAAGCAAATGAATCGTCAAAGCCGAAATCGGCTCCCATTACATATAGCCAGTGATAACCTTCTGGCAACTCACCGCCGTATGTGTTCCAGTCCTCGCAATGATAAACCAGGCCTCCAACATCTCGGACCCAGTTACCTAACCACTCACGTTGATAGGTTGGGTTGTCTATACTCCAACCATTGTCAACCCTGTAATCATCCAACCACTTATCAGCTATTTGCTCCCACCCGTCTTTATTTCTCCACATTGGGAACATTTCGTTGTCAGTAATAGTCCAGTGGTGGTGTGCCCACTTAGGCTTTTGCCCTGTGCAGCATTCCCAGAAATAGCCAACGCAAGCGGCATTAGGGGTTCCCGTTATAATGAGTTGCCCGTCGAAGTCGCCCAAAGCTGGCCCGATTGTCTCATCAATTAGGATCTTGAAATCGCTCCCAATAGCCTGGGCCTCGTCGATCAAAACTCGTCGGTATGAGAAGCCCCTAAGCCTCTCAACGTCCCGATCATCATTAGCACCCATAAGCCAAATTTGGGCACCGTTTGGATGGGTAGCAATCAAATCAGTAGAATTATAATCTAAAGGTATTTTGTGTAGTTTTGCCAATATTTGCAATCTGCCCCACATTAGTCGTTTAGCTTGGTTTTTGGTTGGGGCAATATAGGGAATGATTGAATCGTCTCCACCTTCCTGCGGGTTGTTGATGGCAGTATCCAAAGCCATTCTGGCAAGTGTAGTTGTTTTGCCAGCTCTTCGGCCACAATCAGCCACAACCTTCTGTGATTTCTCATAGAATAGAGATTTCTGCTTGTCAAAAAGGCCATCAGACAGATCCACCTTCCTTGATGTGTTGCGTACACGTCTAAGCATTGCTTGCCGTGCGTTTATTGCTTTCTCTTGCTGCATTTATTTCTTTTTGCCCTTCTTCGGCTTGAATATGCTTTTTGGCTTTGCAGGTGGTTCTTGTGTTTTTATTTCTTTAACTGAGGGCTTCTCTCCAAGTGTAATCTCTGGAAGCTCTTCCTTGCTAGGGTCTCGTTCTACAATGTACTTGTTACCAACCGGCGTTGTCTCTTTTACTATCTGCTGTTGCGCTGCAAGTTCCTTTTCTGCTTGTGCTACCCGATCTGCTTCTTCTTTTTTAGCGATAGCTGCTTCTTCGGCTTGCTTGGCTTCAATAGCCTTTTGCCGTGCTTCCATTACTGTTTGCTTGCTTGCAACCTTCTCGATGCCTAAGCCGTCTAGCATTGAACTGGAGTCAAGGGGTTCCATAAACTTTATTTGGTCTTTGGGTACAATAACCACCGGTTCGCCAGGGACTTGGATTATTACCATTTCGTCGTCTGGGACAAAGTGCAGAGCGATACCCTCCATTTTCAAATGCTCCGGGTTTGCTCTGTCTGCCTCGCTGGTTACCTTAAATAGGTGCGGGGTCTTTACGCCTCGAACAACAACCAAAGTGCCGGGTAGCATAACGCTTTTTAGTTCAATTACTTGTTTTGTCATTTAATCAACCTCACGAATAATTCAGGTTTGTATTCTTTACCGGATAATAGATTTTTTGCATCCGAATGATTTGTAACTACAGTTAAATCACCAACCAGTGCTCTACACACGCCCCAGCACCGAAAGGCCTTCTTGACATATACGAAGTGGAGGGCATTACTATCTCTGCACGCCCAGCCCAGTATTTGTGTCTCATCTGTCTCATTAAGTGCCACGTGGAACAATTCCGGGCGTCTCTCAATTAGGGGAAGTAGTTTGTCTTGATACAAACCCCGGTGAATTGAAGAAGGATGAATCCACGAGTAGTGTGGTGTGTGGTGTTTATACGTATTGAACCAAGAGGACGCAATAAAGGCCTTCTCTTGATTAGACACGGTGCTGCCGTTCATCATGGGTGTGGTGTCGATTGGTCTAATCCGGATTGGCAGCTTTTCAGTCATCATAAACGATAGTCCTAGCCTGTCTCGCTATTCATCTGGGTTTATGCAAGTCCAGCCAATGGCTTCTAGCTCTTGTGCAGCTATAGCACTTAGTTCCTTGTCTGTCAATCCGTCAAATTTCTTGTCTATTTTTATATTCAATGGGTTGTCAGTTTGACCTAGATAGTTCTTGCCTAGCCAGATAAGCATTGTGCAATTACCACGCATGGCAACCTCAAACTGCTTAGCATGTATGGATTTCCTTCGTTGTGCTCTCCCTTTTGCTAATGCAAGCCGCAATTCCTCGTCTGCACATAGTCCTGTTTTGTCGTCCTTTTTGAGTCTTCGCTGTATAGTATCTGGTGAGCACCCCGATATAAACGCCACATCAGTATCCGTACAACCAATAAGTGCTAGCTTAGTTACGGCCTCGTAATCAAACTTAAATTTAGGTCTGCCACCTTTTTTAGGCATCTAATACCGCCTTCTCACCTGTAAGATTCTCCCACCGCTCAACTATTACATCACAATATTTAGGTTCTATTTCCATACCATAGCAGATGCGATCTAGTTGTTCGGCGGCTATAAGTGTAGTGCCGGAACCAAGGAAAACGTCTAGCACAAGATTGTTCTCGTCCGAATAGTGCCTCAAAAATGTTCTCACAATTGATGCGGGTTTTTGATGTTTGTGGTAACTATTTTCTTCTCGCGATAAAAAACCTCTGTAATTCATCTTTATAATACTCTGTAGCCCATCACCTAAGTTCTTAAACGGTTGAACCTTTCCGTTGACTAGTCGCATTAATAAAATATGCCGTACATATGCATCATTGCCTTTTGGTGATGAAAAAGTGTGATCCAAAATAAAAAAGCGTTGCAATTCCAATTTTGTCTTTCTCAACACACCCTGCACTTGCTTATCACTGCCCATAACAAAAACATAGGCATTAGCAGATTTGGTCTCTATTGTTTGGATAAAATCGTATTCGTCCAAATCATAGGGTGGGTCAGTAAACACCATATCGGCTTTCTTGCCATCCATCAACCGATCAACATCTTCTTTCTTTGTACTATCGCCACACAACACCCTATGCCGACCAAGCAACCAGAGATCCCCTGGTTTGGTTATCGGATCAACCGGCGGTTCGGGCACTTCGTCTTCAGTGACATCCATAAGTATTTGATCTGGTTCGGGTAATTCGATTTCGTCTAGCCTAAGTTCTTTGTATAGTTCCTGGTTTTCTATTTCTAATTCCTCAAGTAATACTTCAATTTCATCACTGAACGTGCCTGATATTGCTTGATTATTCAATGCTACATTGAGGAACTTCTCTTCACTCTCTGGTATGTCAACGACTATCACTTGAGTTTCTTTTTCTTTATTGGCTCTCAATACCTTTAGCCTTTGATGTCCACCCACAACTCGATCTGTTTGTTTGTTCCAAATAATCGGTTCAACCAGCC